TACTTTCTCAAGACCTTGGCCGGTTTGAGCGTGGTGTGGTTCGACTTTGCCCTGCTGCTGTTGGCCGTCAGGGAGTCTTCGATGCTCTCGTATCTTTTGCCTTCAACGTGGGCCTCGGCAATCTCCAGCGCTCTTCCCTTCGGATGAAGACCAATCGGGGTGAGTTTGAAGAGGCGGCGGAAGAGTTTATGAAATGGACCAAGGCAGGGGGTCGGGTACTTCCCGGTCTTGTCAAGCGCCGTCAGGATGAGCAGAGGCTATATTTGTCTTAATTAGGGTATAATCGTGCCCAAATAGTCTTGCCTGACTGGTAAGACGCGGGACTAAGGAGAGGTGTATGCCTGCGTCGATGACATTTACCAGTTTGCAAGTGGACATCCGGAACTACCTTGAAAGAGGTGGCGCGACGGACCCTATTGTCTATGAGCAGATCCCCCGGCTGATCACCCTGGCCGAGCGCCGGATTGCGCGTGAACTGAAGATTCAGGGATTCCAGACGGTGGTCAATACCACTATGCAATCTGGAGTAGCGGTCTACGCCAAGCCGGATCGCTGGCGCGACACCATCAGCATCAACTTCGGCACCGGGACGAACAACAACGTCCACACACCGGTCTTCCCGCGATCTTACGAATACGTCCGTAGTTACTGGCCGAATGAGACAACGACCGGTCAGCCGCTCTTTTACGCTGATTACGATTACAAGCACTGGATCTTCGTGCCGACCCCGGCTGCGGATTACCCGATGGAGATCCTGTACTACGAACTGCCGCCGCTGTTGGACGACACGAACCAGACCAACTGGCTGACCGAGTACGCGCCGAACCTGTTGCTGTACGGGTCGCTGGTAGAAGCCACGCCGTTTGTGAAGGACGATCAGCGCGTTCAGTTGTGGCAGACCTACTACGACCGGTCGCTGGCTGCGCTCAATGGCGAAGACCTCCAGAAGATCGTTGATCGGTCCACGAATCGCCGGGAGGCATAAGAAGTGACCACCTACACACAAGTTTTCGGAGGTACAAACATCTACCCAAGCGATGTCTCGTACCGCTATGTATCGTTGACGATTGATCAGGTTCTGGACTGGCCGCTTGAAGCTGCTCCGAGCACCGATGTCGTTGCGAAGATCATGGACGTTAATGCGACGGCGACTAGTCTTGTCATCACGATGCCGGATGCAACCGAAGCCGGTACGGGTGAGACGGTTCTCTTTAACAACGTCGGCGCGAATACGTTCACGGTTAAGACCGCCACCGGCACCGTCATCTGCGCACCGCAGTCGGGCACGACCTTTCAAATTTACCTGACCGATAACAGCACGGTTTCTGGTACGTGGCGTTCGTTCCAATACGGAGCTTCTGCTTCGTCCACTAATGCCGCTGCGCTGGCTGGCCTTGGTATCAAGGCAATTGCGACGACTCTCAACCAGTCGATGCCGGTTACCAGTTTCAGCACCAACTACACCACCGGTACGAGTGATCGCGCCAAGGTTTTGGTGTGGACGGGCGGTGCTGGCACGCTGTCGTTTGATGGCGCTCCGGTCTTGGGAAGCGATTGGTTCGTCAATGTTCGCAACAGCGGTACGGGTGATTTGACGCTCGACCCCAGCAGCTCGGAACTGATCAACAGCGCGAGCACGCTGACCTTATCTCCCGGCGACAGCGCGATTGTTGTTACGAACGGCGTGCAGTTCTGGACGATTGGTTTCGGTCAGTCTGCTGTCTATGCATTCAGCGTTCTGTCAATCGACATCTCGGGCAGTGGTGACTACACCCTGTCGGTAGCGGAACTAAATAAGACCGCTTACATCTTTACCGGCACGCTGACTGGCAATCGCGACATCATTGTTCCAACTACCGCTCAGCAGTACTGGGTCAGTAATCAGACATCCGGTTCTTACACGCTTGGAATGCGAACTGCTGGACAAGCCAGTCCCGGCGTTACCGTAGCCAGTGGCGCAAGAGCCATTTTGTACTGTGATGGCACCGATGTGGTGGATGCTGATACAGCAACAATTGCTATTCCGGTGACTGTGGCTCAGGGCGGTACTGGGGCAACAACTGCCAGCGGTGCCCGAACCAACTTGGGTGCAACAACGATTGGTAACGCTGTGTTTACCGCAGCCAGTACATCCGCAGCCCAGATTGCATTGGGTCTTGACCCAATCGAGGGCGGTACGTACTGATGCCGCTTCAGCCGGTCATTGTTCGCTCTGAACCGGGTATCAAGCGAGACGGTACCAAGTTCGAGGGCAACTATTACGTTGACGGACAGTGGGTCCGTTTTCAGCGTGGACTGCCAAGAAAGATAGGCGGGTATCGTGCGCTTCAAGATCGCTTGGATGGTATTGCTCGTGGTATGCATATCCACAACCATAATGCATATACATACGTGCACATCGGTACATCAGATGGTGTGTTTCGATTTCGGTTAGATCAGAATGGTTTATCCAGTATTGTTACTAATCGAACTGACCCTGCTTTTGTTGCTAATTCCAATAATATGTGGCAGTTCGATGTAGCGTATAACACCACAAACAACCAGAACGAGATTCTGGCGCATGTTGCTCCGAACGTAGAGGACATCTCCTCTGATGCTCCGGGGCAGTTGTATGTGGGTTTTGATAACGGCACGGCTCCGCTGACTCCAGTTTCGTCGTTGACTATCTCTGGCGGTATTGTTGCACTGGCTCCGTATGTCTTTGCGTATGGATCAGACGGCTTCATTCAGTGGAGTCGCGCTGGTTATACGGATGACTGGAGCGGCGGTGATGCTGGTGCTGCGCGTATTACGAGTCAAAAGATCGTCAAAGGTCTTCCGCTTCGATCCGGTGCCGGTAACGCACCTTCGGGTTTGTTCTGGTCGTTGGACTCGGTGATTCGTGCAACGTATGTCGGTAGCACGGCGGTGTTTCAGTTTGACACCATCACTTCGCAGTCCAGCATCCTGTCATCGCAGAGCGTGATTGAGTACGACGGTATTTACTACTGGTGCGGTGTTGACCGGTTTTTGATGTTCAACGGTGTGGTTCGCGAAGTTCCGAACAGCCTGAATCTCAACTGGTTCTACGACAATCTCAATTACGCTCAGCGCCAGAAAGTCTTTGCGTTTAAGGTTCCGCGTTGGGGCGAGATTTGGTGGTGTTACCCGCGTGGTAATGCAACTGAATGTACTCATGCTGTGATCTACAATGTGCGTGAGAATACGTGGTACGACACTGCGCTTCCGAATAGCGGACGCTCTGCTGGCATGTACGCTCAGGTCTTTAGTTCCCCGCTTGTGGTGGGCGTCATTGACACTGAAACGACGCAATATCGTGGAACGCAGACAACTGAGTTACGTGTAACTGAAGACGATCAGCCGCGCATCATCAACGACCCCAAGGGCTACGTCGTGTGGCAGCATGAGTACGGTACCGATGAAATTAACGGTACTCAAATTCGTCCAGTGCAGTCGTACTTTGAAACGGCGGATATGTCGCTACTGGCTTCGGAGCAGCCTCAAAATATGGCGGTTCGCGTGGAGTACATGGAGCCGGACTTTGTGCTGTCGGGTAACATGACGGTGCAAGTAACCGGTCGTGCTAACGCCAGAGCCGGTGAAGTCACGAGCGATCCGCAGACGATCTATGCAACGCTGACCGACCGCCAGCAGCAGTTGGTGTACTTCCGCGAGATCCGTCGTGAGATGCGATTCCGGTTTGAAAGCAACACGCTGGGCGGTAACTACCAGATGGGGCAGATCATTGCTCACATTGAACCGGCTACGGGTACGGTGCTCGGAGAGAATCCGTGAGAACGCATCGCATCGTAGATCCGCGTGGGATGGAGTTGCAGTACTGGGCGGATACGCTGTGCTTGGACTTGGACGAATATGCGGTGATTCCGCAGTTGTACAAAGAAGATGAATGGCAGAATTGGGCGGCGGGTTTGATTAGTATCAACGGCATCTCGCAGTTGAATCCTCCGTCGCCTTATCAGTTTGATGACTGGCGCGAATGGGCGCTTCGCTTCTATCAAGTTTTGGACTAGGTGAACTATGGCTAACTACTACACTTACGGCACGATTCCTAACGCAGAAGAAACTGTCTACGGACCGTTATCTCGTGGATATGCTAATGGTGGCGAGGTAGATAGTTTTTTTCAGGCGGATCGTTTTTTTGCAGAAGATCCTTACTATAAAGAAGAACCCGCTGCCGCATCCGAATGGGGCGCTGGTATAGATTTTGATCCCTCTGTCATACCTGAGGATTTTGATTGGCAGGCTTATTTAAATGCGCCATCAAACAGAGATCTTGTTATATCTGGCTTAGATACCCCGCAAGAAGCCATGCGTCATTATGCGCTTTACGGAAAAAGCGAAGGTAGAGATTACGGTTCGCAAACAGCACGCTCTGAGGAAGCTCCTGTTGGCGCTTTGACTCCGTTGCCGGAAGAGCCAGAGCCGAGCGTTGAGATGTTTATGCATCCAGATGGCGTTAAGCGGCCTTACCCCCCTGAACCGGAAATCACTGGTCCTGTTGGCGCTTTGACTCCGTTGCCGGAAGAGCCGATCTATGGTCCTTCTGCGGAATACAACGCTCCGGTTTCAATGCCGGAAAATCGTCCTGCTTCTGATTACTCGCCAAACATTTTTGTGGAAGGCGCAGATGTCCCTGAAAGCACCGGACTTAACATGGGTGCGCTTGATGAACTTTTTGCAAATCTTCGCAAAACAGAAGAGCTGCAAAAGCTAGCACTTGAGCCAAGCCTTCTTCAGCAAGGATTTACTGGTGCAACTGGTGCGCCGTCTGCTCCGACAGGCACTGGAATTTATGTTCCTCAGGCTGCACCGTCTGGTCCTGCGATTGATTTTGAAGTAACCCCAGAGATGGCTGGTGCTCTTCAGGAAGTTGCGCGTCCGGCTGAGATTACTGCCGCTGAAAGAGCTGCGGTTACAGAAAATCCGCGTGTTCAGGAACTAAACCGCATCAGTGCATTGCTTGAAGCGGATGACTTTGCTGGCGCATTTAATGCTGCGCTTCAAGCTGAGCAAGATCTTGGCGGTGATTTCATTGGCAACCTTGTTGATCCCAACAAGATGAAGATGTTGCGCGGTCCGATGGATGCCAACGAGATTGCCAAGTTCTACAACGAAATGCCCGAGAATGTATTTACCGAAAGGTATTTAGGTCCGGGTAACGAATTCAAAAAAGAGCAGGCTATTGAGCGCAACATTGCTGCTCTTGGTGGTCAGGCTGGTTATGCTGATCCAACTCTTGGCGTTAAGAAAGAAGAAACGCTTCTTGGCAAGCTGCCGATTAAAGAGCTGGCTGCACTTGCGGCTGCGGCGATGGGTGCAACAGCTATCCCCGGTTTGT